GCATTATTCATTTACTGGATAAGAGACACATACATTGCCTTTTGGGCAATAAATAAGTGGGAAGCAATACTAGACTTCCTAGTCAATCGTTGGGGCTGGAGCTGGTTTAAACATAACCCAGACGCATGGAAGGCCGCTAACCCAAAACTTACAAAAAAGATAGAAGAACTAGAAGCTCGTATTAAAAAACTAGAAAAGTAAGTATAATATGGATAAAGTATTAATAATAGGTTGTAGCTTTTCAGCAGGCTGGTATGAACTTCAGATTAAATATCCTCACATTTCAAAGGTTACGGAAGAAAAAGTATTTCATGACTATGGATGGTATGACGAATTGCCTGACCATAATCAATATACAGTGTATGCACACCCAGGTGGTGGATATTTAAACTATGCTTACCTATTATATCAACTTTATAACTCTGGAGAACTCCAGAAATATTCTAAATGTATAATACAAGAAACGTGGGAACCTCGTATTTCTTTGTATCAGACCGACAATTATTCGCTCGACAGAAAAGAAGAAAAAATACATTTTTATCTTAAACACTGCAAGTTAGAGTTTATAAAAAGTATGGCTCTTATGGAACAAGGTAACATAATTAACACATTACAAACAACATTTGACGTAGAGCTAACCGTGCCGTGGAAAAATTACTTGACAGATATTGGAAATTCTATATACTTAGAGGCAGCAGTAGATAGTAGTGCATTAGCAATTGATCGTCTTTTACAAGATGCAAATATTCCTACTTATAGGTTTTGTGTCAACCTATCCAGTGTTGATAGATTCGACGATAGCATTAGTAACAATAAATGGCCACATATAAAACATATGAAACAGATGGATATGTTGAATGAAATGAGTGAAATATACAAACATCATTTATGCTGGCCAAAAGGAACTCATTTCCCAGATGAAAGATCAGGCCATTTAACGAAGCATGGAACAATGTTACTTGGAAAACTAGTAGCAACTAAATTAACAGACTTTTTGTAAAGAGATAGTGATATACATTGAAAGATAAAGTATTAATAATAGGTTGTAGCTTTTCAGCAGGCTGGTGGACACTCGCAGAGAATCAAGGTAAAAAGAATACAAGTGCATGCGAAGATTTACATGACGATTATGGATGGTATGATGAGCTTCCTAGCGAGGATGAATACACAATCTATTCACATCCAGCTGGTGGATATTTAAATTATGCTCATCTAATTAATAAACTATCAGATTCTGGAGAGCTAAGTCAATATTCTAAATGTATAATACAAGAAACATGGGAACCACGTGTTTGTTTATTTGTGCATGATGATTATATGCCTGTTTTATCCAGAGACAATATACATTTATATCAACAACGTGGTTTAAAATCATTTGTAAAGAATATGATATTACCAGGTAAAAGTGGATTAGTAGATGATATATCAAAAAGATGGTTTACTAGGTTTAGCGATGCTCAAAAAAACTACTTGACAGATATTGGAAACTCTGTATACTTAGATACAGCAATAGAAAGCAGTGCATTAGCAATTGATCGCATATTACAAAATGCAAATATTCCTGCTTATAGATTTAATGTTAGTGAAAAGCAAAATCATTTAGAACTATCACATATAAGACACATAACTGAACTAGATATACACAAAGAAATGTTTACAATTTTTGATATACATAGAACTGGATCAGGATTGCCAGAACCACTTGGCACGTTAGGTGGACATCTAACAAAACAAGGAACAAAACTAATGGGCAAAGCAGTAGCCAATAAATTAAAGGATTTTTTGTGAAACAACTATACCTAGTATGCACCCGTAGTGCGGTTACCGCCAGTGCATTAACATATATAATTAACTCAAGCCCAGACTTTTATAACATGTCACACAATAATCTGTGGCTAGAAGAAAATAGTGAATGGTTTGGTAAAGCACACATCATTAATGATTGGTGGAATGTGCATGATAGTATTTCAAAAGCGTATGATCCAGATTTTAGAAACAACATAGAGTTATCAGAAGAAAAACTAATTGCAGTTGTTGATGCATGGAATGATTTTCCAAGCAATAAACATTTATGTCTGTTTACACATGCCCGTAACACAGCAGATATTATGCACTATGCACAGAAGAACAATTTACCTGTTAAAGTAGTTACAACAATTATGGGCAACAATTCACATCATTTTATCAGTGCATTTTTACGCAGAGAATATAATGATGAAATGAACTCATTTGATGATATATTTGAAATATGGAAATACATATACTATCAACTATCACATCAAGATGACGTATGGCAAGAATCATATGACTATTGTTTCCAAATGTCAGACTGGTTACATAATCCAACAGACTTGTATACTACATTAGGTGTAGAAACATGTGCTGATATTAGCATATGGACTGATCAATACTTAAAATGGAATGATAGTGACTATCTTGTAGAACCAAAAGATACTATGTTTAATGATAACGTAGTAACACGTATGGAATTCCTCACCTGGGCATTTAACAATGCAACAAATCTAAATAACAGTTCAGAAAAGATTAAGTTTGCTATTTTATTATACACCATGTATAACGACCACTACACAAATACCCCACAACAATTTATCAAAGATGCCCAGAAAACATTAGGCATTGACTTGACATAACAGTTTAAACCTGTTATAATATATACAATTACAAACAAACACAGAGGTAGTAAAATGACATCATTTTCTGAAGCAGACGTAAACAAATTGAAGCATCTTATTAAAGAAGGCATTCAAGTAACACAAGAAGTAGAAACCTTGCGAGAAGGACTTCGCGATACAGTAAAAGCAATCGCAGAAGAGATGGATATTAAGCCATCAATTCTTAATAAAGCAGTAAAGGTTGCATATAAGGCAGAATTTGCCAAAGCACGTGATGAGTTCGATGAACTTGAAACAATCCTAACAACAGTGGGCCGTGATACTTAATGAGTTATGTAGACGGTTATTTTAATAGAGATAAAGATTGTCTACACGTAGTAGAACGAGTTAATGGTGAACGAAAGTTTAAAGACTTTCCTGCACGTTATCAGTTTTACTATAAAGACCCACGTGGCAAATATACAAGTATATTTGGCGATAAACTTGATCGTGTTGTATGCAACACAAGTAAAAAGTTTAATACAGAGAAAAAGATTCACGGACATAAAAAGTTATTTGAAAGTGATCTTAATCCACTTTTTAGATGCTTTTCCGAGAACTATGATCCTACGGAAACACCAGAACTGCACACAGCATTTTTCGATATTGAGACAGATTTTGATATGGAAAAGGGCTTTGCGCCACCTGAAGATCCGTTTAATAGCATAACAGCAATCAGTTTACATTTAAGTTGGTTGACAAGAACTATCTGTCTTACAATTAAACCTAAAACATTAACTAAAGAACAAGCACAGGCAACATGTGATAAGTTTGAAGATACAGTATTGTTTGATACCGAAGCAGGTATGCTTGAAGCATTTTTAGACTTAATAGATGATGCAGATATTTTAACTGGTTGGAACAGCGAAGGCTTTGATATTCCATATACTGTTAATCGTGTAGCAAGAGTATTAAGCAAAAGCCATACTAGGCAGTTTTGTTTATGGGGGCAGTATCCTAAACGTAGAACATTTGAACGCTTTGGTGCAGAAAACGAAACATTTGATTTACTAGGCAGAGTTCATTTAGACTACATGCAATTGTATCGTAAGTATACATATCACGAAATGCATTCCTATAGTTTGGATGCAATTGGCGAATATGAACTTAATGAACGTAAAGTTGATTATGAAGGAACACTAGATCAGTTATATAACAATGACTTTGAAACTTTTATTGCATATTCTAGGCAAGACGTTGACTTGTTGGTAAGACTGGACGCTAAATTACAGTTTATTGACTTAGCTAATGTGTTAGCACACTCTAACACAGTGCTTCTGCAAACAACAATGGGTGCGGTTGCACAAACAGACCAAGCTATTGTTAACGAAGCACATCAGCAAGGCTTTATTGTTCCTGATAAGAAGTTTGATAAAGACACTACACAAGCTGCAGGCGCCTATGTTGCAGATCCTAAACGTGGAATGCACAAGTGGATTGGTAGTATGGATTTAAACTCACTGTATCCTAGTATTATTCGTAGTTGTAATATGAGCACCGAGACTATTATTGGTCAAGTGCGTCATACATTTACACGTGACTTGCTAGACAAGGCAAAAACAATTCCAGAAGCATGGGAGGGTCGTTTTGCAACACCAGAGTATGAACTTGTTATGGACAAAGATACAACAGAGCTCATGCATATTGACTTTGAAAACGGCGATGCGTTTGAAGCCACTGGCGCAGAGATATATGAAATTGTGTTTAACAGTGGACAACCTTGGATTATTAGTGCTAACGGAACTATCTTTACATACGAGAAAAAAGGTATTATTCCTGGCTTGCTAGAGCGTTGGTATGCTGAACGTAAAGAACTGCAAGCAAAGGCAGTAGCGGCACGTGAAGAAGGTGGCGATAAGTTTGCGTTTTGGGATAAGCGACAGTTGGTTAAAAAGATTAACTTGAACAGTTTGTATGGTGCGTTACTTAATCCTGGCAGTAGATTCTTTGACAGTAGACTAGGACAATCAACTACACTTACAGGGCGTAGTATTGCACGACATATGGCTGCAAAGTGTAATGAGATTATGGCAGGCGAATATGATCATGTAGGCAAAAGCATTGTTTATGGTGATACTGACTCTACATACTTTAGTGCATATCCTATTCTCAAGCCTGAGATAGACAAAGGTGAAATACAATGGGATAAAGATACTATTACAAGTTACTATGAAGCAGTGTGTGAAGAAGTCAACAAAACATTTCCTAACTATATGAATAAAGCGTTCCATACTACAGTAGAGTTGGGTGCAATTATTGCCGCTGGTAGAGAAATATCAGCACAGTCAGGATTGTTTATTACTAAGAAGCGTTATGCAGCATTAGTATATGACAACGAAGGCAAGCGTGAAGATAAAGATGGTAAGCCAGGCAAGGTAAAAGCAATGGGCTTGGACTTGAAGCGTAGTGATACGCCGGCATTTATGCAAGAGTTCCTTAAAGAATTGTTAATGACTACACTAACAGACGGCACTGAAGAAGATGTTATCAAACGTATTATTGAATTCCGCAAAGAGTTTCGTAGTATGGATAGTTGGAAAAAAGGCACCCCAAAACGTGTTAATAATCTAACAAAGTTCCGTGGTATTGTTAATAACTATGATAAGACAAAGAATAAAGCTATTAGAGATGGACGTAGTGCTAACGATGTTAAGAAACCTGCATTACCAGGACACGTTAGAGCCGCATTAAATTGGAATACCTTGCGTGACATCAATAATGACAAGTATAGTATTGAAATTAATGATGGTATGAAAACTATTGTTTGTAAATTAAAAGATAATCCACTAGGCTACACAAGTGTTGGGTATCCTACAGATGAAACACGTTTACCTCAATGGTTTACTGAACTACCATTCGATGATGACTTAATGGAACATACTATTATTACTAAAAAGTTAGAAAACTTATTAGGTGTTTTAAAGTGGGATTTGGATGCTGGTGCGGCACGTAATACGTTTGCTGATTTGTTTGATTTTTAATAAATACTAGTATGGAATATATTGGAATAATAACAACAGTAGTTTTCCTATCTATATTATGGTTCTTTATAGTGCTATTAGTATGTAAGAAAATGAATATCAAAAAAGATGCACCTTTTTCTAAGATCATGTGCTGTCTTATTGTAATGGGACCCATTGGTTGGAGTCTTCTTTTAGTGGCAATTGCCTACGAATTAGTGGATAAACTCACTAAAAAGTAGTAAAATTACATAAAAATAATCAAAAAAACTTATAAACCCTTGAAATGCAAGGGTTTTTTTATGCCTATAAAGGTTGACAACCAAGACATCTTATCGTATAATATATGTATAAGTTAAGAAAAGAGGGTTAAATGACAGTTGTAGTTAACATCAAAGGCGGAAGCAAAACACAAAAGAAACATACTAGAACAATGGTAGAGTTTTGTGTTAATATGCTTATGCCACGTATGAAAACACTAGAAATTAATGTTCATATTAAAGACTTCAAAGAAGATGATTCTTATGGATACGCTATTGCAACAAATGAGGCATGTGATGTTCGTCCTAGAGAGTTTGATGTTGATATAAAT